CGGACTGCTCGACGAACCCGACAAGCCCAAGCGGATGTCTTGGACCACCTTCATCAAGTCGCACTTCGAGAGCATGGCCGCTTGTGACTTCTTCACCGTGGAGGCATGGACGCCCACGGGCCTGACCCGCTTCCTCGTTTACTTCGTCATCAACGTGCAATCTCGCCGCGTAGCGACTCAGACGAAACATGTAGGTCCGCCAGAAGACGCCGCAATCATCGGCGTCGATACGCGGGCCGAAAGGTGGTGCCCACCGTGGGGGATGAGGAGGGTGATAGAGCTGGCGAGCGATGCAGCAACAGCATCGCTTGCGGGCCGCATTGTTGTATTCATATCCGACCATTCGACTACCGAAAACCGCCGAAATTGTCTCGGCCACACCGCTGTCGTATTGTTACATTTAATTCAGTCCATTCGACTACCGGCGACTACCGAAATTGTCTGCCAATACCGCGATAGAATGCGAAAGAATGCGAGAAAATGAGAAGAATTGCGAAAGTGGCAACAAACGTTAAACTATTGCCAGCCAAGCACTAAAGATGCTTTTCGGCGATAGCGCGGAGCCGCCTCATAACCCGGAGGTCGGAGCCGTCATGGCCAGTCTCATCCGTCGCGGTAAATTCTTCTATATCCAGTATTATCTCGGCGGTAAGCCCTGCCGTATGGTCTGGGTTTCCGATGATGTTGCCAGCGCCTTCGACACGGTGTCGCTCGACCGCTTAATGCAGGCATGTTCGGAACATTTTCCGGAGGACGTTCTTTGGTTGATCCGGCGGTGCGCCGGCATGAAGTCAAAACGCGGAATCCGGCAGGGCTCCCCGGCATCGCCCCTGTTCTGGAATATCTTTGCGGATCGGTTCATCGACCGTGCTCCTTTGCCTGCGGGCTGTTTGATCCGCTATGCGGACGATCTATTGATGCTCTGCTCCACAGTCGGGGAAGCGGAGATCGCGTACAAGGCACTGATGGAGACATGCCGAAAGGCGGGAACGCCTCTGAAAGGGGGAATGAACAACGGCATCTTCGATCTGGACGCAGGACAGTCCGTCACATGGCTGGGATACCGTCTTCATCGTCGGGGTGATGATCTCGGTGTCCACATCGCCGACCGGGGATGGGGGCGGCTCCAGCAAAATTTAACTGGTGCCCATTACAAGCCCGCGTCGCCCATTCGGGCCATTGAGACCGTCCAAGGCTGGTTAAACTATTTCGGGCCCTGCTATGCCTTCGAGGATCGCCGTAAGGTGCTCGGACGCCTTAAAGACGAGGCCGCGAAGCAAGGTTTCGATGAACTGCCTTCGCGTCGTTCGCTGGATGCGTTCTGGAAACATGCACATGCCTGCGGGCATCGCAATTACGAGCAGCAAGCACGACGACTCTCGCAGGTTCCTGTCGCGGCATGATAAAATAGACACGAACATGGCGGTAAGGAGTACCGCCCGAAGCGAAGTCAACAGGCACGGAGGCCCAAAGATGCTCGACTCGATCCGATCTGGCGTGTTTGACGATGTGAAGCCATCGCCCAGAACCCCTGCACAGCAAGCCGCTTCCCGAAGCAACGGCTGCAAGTCCCGTGGCCCGGCGACCGTGGAGGGGAAGGCACGATCCGCGATGAACGCCATGCGGCACGGCCTGTTCGCCACCCGCTTCAAACCACCCGACAATCACCTTGAAAGTGATCGGCTATTCCACCGCATCTATCGCGGGCTGGTCGAGGAGTTCCAACCTGTCACGTTCTCCGAGGACTACGAGATCACGGCTCTCGCACACGATCTCGTCCGCGCAGCACGGGTTCGCGAGCTTATTGAAGCCGCCGCCCGGCCACAGGGGAAATTGTCCGATGAGGATGCGGATCGCTACAAAAAACGGAAGCCGCGAAAGCGCCTGGTGCGGCTCATGGATGTGATCCTGGAACATTCGCGTTACCCTCGCGATCCCCTGCTTGATCGTCGGGATGCTCAGTTGGTGGCCCAGGAGTTTGTTGCCTGGCTGCCGCAGCCAATCGAGGATGAGGAGATGGACCTGCCGCCTGGTATGCCGACCTTACCCGAATATCTGTGTGATCCCCCGGTATCACGGAAAAAAACGCCTGAGCAGGAACAAGCGGATCGCCGCGAACTCCGCGAGTGGAATAAACTGCTGGCTAGGATTGAACCTTTCCGGGCGAAGTTTCAGAACGTTACCTATGTCGCAGAACTGCTCAGCGGCAATCGGCTGCCTGATCGCGGCGAATGGTCGGTGTTGCTCATTGTATTGCGTACTCGATTCGAAGGTCTGAAAAGCTGGTTGGATGGAACCGAGTATTCAAGGGTACTACCGAGTTGTCACAACCCTTGCAGGAACTGGAAAAATACTGTCTGGCTGCGGATATCGTACTGTGCCTGATCAATCTCGAAAACGTCATTGGGGAGAAGAATACCAAACTCCGTCAGGAGAATGAGTGGGTGAGCGGCATGGCGAGAACAGGCTGGTAGGACGGCCAGGAGAAGGACGAGAACGAGAATCTTGCGGATCATGACGTGTGCTCCTTACTATCGGCGTGATTGTATCACGCGGGGTATACGAGGGCATCAAAGGTTCTCTTTCTTTGTTGCACGGTAATCTCCAAATCCGCTCGCTCTATTGTACAATGAACGGAAAATCTCCCGGCCTGTTGGAGGAACTTACATGAGTAATTGCAAAACTCTCGGAAGGTTGCAAAGAATCGAGGAACTTCGCGAGGTGTGGCTAGACGAGCCATCATGGTTTACGCCCTGGCTTGCTGAAGGTGAAAACCTGAAACTGCTTGGCGACACTATTGGTATCGAGTTGGAACTTGAAGCCCAGGAGAAGCACGTTGGTCCCTTTCGGGCGGACATACTCTGCAAGGATGAATCTGGGGCTTGGGTATTGATTGAAAACCAGTTGGAGCCAACAGATCACAAGCATCTCGGACAACTTCTGACCTATGCTGCCGGTTTGCAGGCGGTAAAAATTATTTAGATAGCAGAAAAATTTACCGAAGAGCACCGTGCAACATTGGATTGGCTCAACGAAATCACGGACGAACGATTCAACTTCTTCGGCTTGGAGATCGAACTGTGGCGGATCGGCGATTCGGCGATCGCTCCAAAGTTTAACGTCGTGTGCAAACCCAATGATTGGAGCAGGACGGTCTCGGAGACCGTGAAAACGATCGTGGCGAGTGAACTTACCGATGCCAAGCGGCTGCAGTTGGAATTTTGGACGAAGTTTGTGGAGTACGCTCGTGACAACGCCAAACTCATCAAGCCAAGATCGCCACGACCTCAGCATTGGATGCCGATGGCGTTAGGTCGGGTCGGGTTTCATCTTTTTGCAGTGGCAAGCCTGTCCGATTCGATTACGGAAACGTTTGAGGCACACGAAGTGAGGGCTGAGGTCATACTCAACGGCCCGACGGCCAAGATTGCATATGCTGCATTGGAGGCACAAAAGTCCCAGATTGAAAAGGAACTCGGGGAGTCGTTGGATTGGTACAACCCACCTGACAAGCAATCGTGCAAAATGTTTTTCCGCAAGCCGGCAAACCTTGAGGACCGAGATCAGTGGCCGACGTACTTCGCGTGGCTGGTGGAAAAGCTCGACGCCCTCCATCGCGTATTCAGCCAGCGTGTGAAGAATCTTGATCTGGATGAACTGGAAAACGAATAACGGCAGTGGTTATGCGAGACCGCGATAGCTCTCTGCCAGACCATTACATCACAATTTCATATTCGCTAAAGCGTTTTCTTGATGCCATTTTGTTCGATTTATTTGATTGTTCAATTTAATTGAACATAGTATATTGTCGAACAAAGAGAAAATGGTCTTAAATGGTGGACCATCTCTCAATCCTTGCGAGGGCTGCATATGCCGCAGTTTGACTTTGAATATCGGACACAGGACAAAGACTTGCTGGCTGCTTGCGCGGAAGTGCTGGGGCAACTGCCGGATGCTCAAGTGACCGTGAAGCCTACCAAAGGCAAACGCTTGGCTACGTGGGATACAAAGTTGACTTTAACGCATGGGGGGAAGGGGAGGCACCATGCCGACTACATCGTGGATTTACAAGAGCAGGTCACAACCACCGCATTGCCGCATCGGGTTGAGCGACTCAAAATGCAGGCGGAGCGAGAACGGGCGAAGCCTTGTTTTCTGGCACGTTACATCAATTCCAATGTCGCGGTTCAACTGCGGAATGCGGGAATTGCGTATGCTGATACGGCCGGCAATCTCTTCTTCCATACACCGTTTTTCTACGCTTTGCGTGAGGGAGCCAAAGCGTTGCCGCGAGTGGAAGTGGAGACGCGGGTTTTCCATACTCCGGCGGGGCTACGTCTGCTGGGACTTCTGTTAGTCAAACCTGAAGCAGTGAATTGGCAATATCGTGCCTTGGCCGAGGCTGCTGGAATCGCGGTGGGAACCGTACACGATCTGCTTGGGCAACTCCGCAAAGAGGGTTTTCTTCACATCGCCGATTCGGATCACCGCACACTGCGCCAGCCGGAGACATTGCTGGAGCGTTGGATCATGGGGTATCGCCAGCGTCTCCGTCCGAAACTTCTGCGACGCCGTTATCGTGCTGGCCAGATCGAGGAACTTCCCAATCTCCTGACGAAGGCCAATCAGAACGTGCTGCTTGGCGGTGAACTGGCAGCCGCTCGAATAACGGGACTTCTACATGCCCAGCGAGCAGCCCTGCATGTTCCTGCTGACGTTGACCTTTCCGAGTTGGCCAAGCGTCTACGTCTCCTTTCTGATACACAAGGCAATGTGGACGTGCTTGTTTTGCCCGGCCCGGCGGCACACTGGATGCAACCTGGTTCAGAAAATCCACCACTGGTTTCGCCGATTTTGATTTACGCCGAGTTGCTGGCCACCGACGACGACCGCCTACGCGAGGTCGCCGCCGCTTTGTACGATAAGGAGATCAGCCCTCATGTCTGTACCGCTTGATCGCCTGCCCGAACGAGAGACCGTCGCATTACGTGATCTTGTTACCGTAGCGAATTCGCTGGGAACACCCTTGCTCCTCATTGGCGCAATCGCTCGCCAACTGGTCTTCGACGAGCCTTACGGCCTGCCCACACGCCGAACGACCCGCGATCTGGATTTCGGCGTTCGAGTTCCGGATTGGGCCACCTTCCAACGCTTGCGTAACGAGGCAAGCGACTCAAAACGTTTCGCGCCCGGCACACGTATTCACACACTGATCCACCTGCCCACGAACCTGCCGATAGACTTGGTTCCCTTCGGCGGTTTGGAAATCCACGGCGTCATCCGCTGGCCGAACGAAGACACCGAAATGATGGTTGCAGGGTTTGATGATGCCTTTGAGCACGCGGTGGCAGCCGAGATCGCTCCGGGGTTGTGCATTCGAGTTGTGACAGTACCGCTGTTGGCCGCCCTGAAGCTCTTCGCCTTCGCTGATCGCGGCAGTGCGTTCAAGAAAGATATCGACGACTTGCTGTTCATCATGGAGCATTACAGCGCCGTCACGGGAGTGGGTCGGCTCTACGATTCGCCGTTGGATGCGTTGGTGGCGTCGGCTGATTTTGATGTGCAGTATGCGGGCGCGTTGCTTTTGGGTTTCGATATGGCCCGCAGTTGTCAGGCCGACACGCGTCGGAAGCTCTTGCCGATTGTTGATTCTCTGACGGATAGCAATGCCGCGTGGTTACATCCTTTCGTCCGCAGTTCCGACGAAGATGAGGAGAAGCGAGGTCGCCGATCTATCGCAGATCGTTTTGCATGGCTGGCTCGTGGGCTCAGATCCCCTCCCATCAAATAGGATCGCAAACTTCAAAGAACGCAATTGCATCGTCCGATGTTTTTTGCCAATCCGAGTTCCTTCGCAAGCGTGATATCTTCCATGCACAGCGAACAGGTCAGGCCGGGTTGACAGCGATGGATCACTTTCAGCAGATGGGAGTAGATTTCGTGGCGCAGGTTTCGCGGAAATCTTGCGCGGCCATCGTCGGGAGCGTTGTTTAATACGAAGAGCGAACGTGTCACGATGTTATCTTTGCCGAGTTTGCGTTCCATGAGGTTGAGGGCGGGGCCGTAGCTACAGATGCCACCGAGGGTAAGGCGGTCGAGAGGGACGGCGGATAGGAGTTGTTCCAGGAAGCGGTCGTAATGCTCCTGCCAATCGGCGATTGGAATGATCGGCATGAGCATTACACGAACAGCGTATCCGGCGGCGGCGCATTGTTGCATCGCGACGATGCGATCCTCCACCGGTGGCGCGATGGCTTCGTAGTGTTCTTGCACGGTTGACGGATTGAGCGTCCAGGTTAGTACCGTATGGTCGCGATGGTCGAGATCAAGGACGTTTTGGAAATCGGCCGCCTTGGAAAGGATACGAAGGCGGGCGAAGGGATGATCGGCGAAGAAGCGAATCATGCGGCGAGAGTAACCAGTGAGCGGGTCGAGGGCCATACCGTCTTGCAACTTGCCGAGGTAGAACGCTTCGGGGTGGCCGATTCGGCGAGCTTGTACGTCTATTTCTGCCAGGATTTCTTCGAGATTGACGAAGATTTTCACCGAAGGTGAGAATCGCACGCCTTGTGTTCCGGACAAATAACAATATTGGCATCCGTAAGGGCAATAGCCGTAGGGTGAGAAGTGCCAGAAGTTCGGACAGGTGTTGCCAGTTTCATTGCTACGTCCCACGGCACTCTTGTGTTCTCCGAACACCAGTGTGCGATGCCCCTGATAATGCAATTCCAGCGGATCGCTGCTGGGGAACGCGATCTTGTTGTGTGGAATCGCAAACTGCTCGACTACTTTTGCTTGCGGATAAACCGAACAAATTCGTTCCACGAACTGTCGCCGTTCTGGTGTCGAACAACTGCCCTTCGCCAGCACGATTTGTTGTGGATAGAAAGACGGCACCTTTCGCGGCACGTAATCTTCTGCCACGGCTTGCTGATCGAAGAGGTTCGGTGCATTCTCGCGAGTCACGTTGGGAGCAATCCCTTTGCTTCACAGGCTCAGTTTCATGATTTCTTTGACATCTTGCCAGGCCAGTGGTTTTAATCCGCCGAGGGGACTTTCGGTTTGGCCGTAGGCGACGCCGGTGGATTTTTTCGCCATCAGATCGAGGTTCTTTTCGTCGATCCCGACATCGCGGAGGGTGGCGGGGAGGCCCATTTTGTTGAAAAATTCGCTCAGTCTTGCGATACCTTCCAGAACGATGGCATCGGGGGTACGGAAGCTGCCTTCGACGCCCATGACGTTGGTTGCGAACTGGACGAACATGCCGATGTTGGTCTTGTAGACGTATTTCATCCAGTTCGGCGTCAAGATCGCCAAACCGGCCCCGTGGGCAATATCGTAGATGGCGCTAAGCTCGTGCTCCATCATGTGACACGCCCAATCCTGCTCGCGGCCGAGGCCGACGAGATTGTTGTGCGCGAGCGATCCGGCGAAACCCACCTCGCACCAGGCGTCGTAATTCTTCGGATCGTCGATCACGATCAGGGCGTTCTTCATGATAGTTTTGAGTAAAGTTTCACAAAGCCCGTCAGTTACGTCGGTTTGCAATGTATTCGTAAAATATCGTTCGAAGATATGACTCATCATGTCGGCCACGCCGTTGGCGATCTGATTCTTCGGCAACGTCATGAACAGTTCCGGATTCATGACGCTGATGATTGGCGACATGCATTCGCCACCGCAGGAGAGTTTTTGTTGGTTCGCGTCGTCAGAGATAACGCTGCTGTCGCTGACTTCGCTGCCAGCCGCCGGGAGAGTGAGGATGGTCGCTACCGGCAGCGCTTTCGTTGGGACGGCCTTGCCGGTGAAGAAGTCCCACACGTCGCCGTCGTAGTAATGTCCGATCGCGATAGTCTTTGCGGAGTCGATGACGCTTCCGCCGCCGACGGCCAGGATCAGATCGACGTTCTCCTTTCGACAAATCGCAACGCCCTCTCGTACCAACGAAACACGTGGATTCGGCACGACGCCGCCAAGCTCAACGAACGATACACCGCTTGCTTTCAAAGAGGCCACCACTTGGTCGTAAAGCCCGCTTTTCTTGATGCTCTGTCCACCGTAGTGCAGCAGGACTTTTTTAGCGTACGGCTTGAGTCGTTCGCCGATTTGCTTGTGGGTATCGCGACCGAAGACCAGCTTGGTCGGTGCGGAGAACTCGAAATTTAACATGGCTCAATCCTTTTTCCAGCAGACGCCTATTTTCTTGCGCAAGAAAATACCAGTATTTAGGAAAATAAAGGTAACGCAAGCCACGTCATTGCACCACCTCCCAGTGCCCGCCTTTATTAGAGCCAAGCCTTGTTCTTCAAGGCGAACTCGGGCGAACGATGGAAGATCGCACGGAAGAACTCGCCCGGCTCAAACGTGGGCTCACGAAGGCCGGCGGCGAGCATGGCTTTCCTCATCTTCGAAATGCCCATGCCGACACGTTCCACTTTGTCTAGGCGAGCGAAAAGGTCGGCGATCAGCTCGTTTCTGCGAATGGAAACTGAGCCGAATTTCTGAAGCGGCAGGCCCTTCGGCAGATCGCCGGGATTGATGATCTCTACCCGGTCGTCGTGGACTTCAACGCTCACTTGTGTGCCGGTGATACTGTAATCGCGGTGCATGAGGGCGTTCACCACGGCTTCTCGCAGCACCTCCAGCGGAATCTCGTAAATGTCCTTACGTTTCAAGCCATGGATTTCGCTACGGATGTTCAGATGCCTCTTGAGGAACGCCATCGCTTCATTGAACTGTGTAAGCAGATCGTCCCGAACATCGCGTTGGTCGTAAATGTGTTGTCGGTTCGTGCCCTTGAACGCCAGCAGCGTCATCTGCGCCTGATGAATGTGACGATGCACATTCTTGGCGAAGAAGAGGATGCCCGCGTTCTTAACCCGCGATGCATCCGCCACATTGAGGCTCCGCAAAAAATTGGGAGCAGCAGTACGACCGATTCGAATGTCCGCTTCCTTGGTAAAAGCGTTGATCTTGGCTTTGGAGATGTCGTCGAAAGTGAAGCCTCGGACCGTCTTCTCCTCGAACGATGGCGGTTCGTCAACTTGTTCGGCGATGATAGCTCGGTTGGCCGCGGCCATTGCTCAAAAATTCCTCTCAGATGCGATTCGGAAAAACGTTCACATCAAACAGTCGCTATATTACGTCCTGCTATCCGATACCGCCAATCGAAATCTCTTCCCAGCATCTTGGTTGTACGACCAAGGTGTTTTTGCAATAGCTTGTTGCAGCAATGAACCGTCGAATTCTCCCACAGGCTGTGGGAGAATTACCGATTCTCCAAATTCTGGCACGGGCTGTGCCAGAAATGAACCACCAAATTCTCGCGCAGTCTGCGTGAGAATTGTCGGTTCTACTTTGTTTATGTGACAGGACCAATTTCCGAAACGGCGTCTCGGAAAAAGAATTTTCCAACAAGCTGTTGGAGAATTGAGGAAGGCGATTCTCAAAAATATTTACACTGAAATTGAGCGCGCCCTGTGCAGACGGCATAGGTAACTAGTGACGGAGGAGTTTTTTTCGTTGCTGGGAGCCTGCTATGAATTTGATCCGTGATCCTGAATCTATGACAGTCGACGAGCGTCGCGATGAAGTGGCCGGCATCTTGGCGGCAGGTCTGTTGCGCTGTGTTTGTCAAGCGAAATCGGCTCAAAGCGCCGATCAAATATCTTCTCCAAATTCTCGAAAAGCGCTTGATCTTTCCTCGAAAACGAGGCTCACTGTGTCTCAACGATCCGCGGGTTAGCGGGTTGCGTCTCTGAAATCGTATGAAAGGAGCCACATTGATGTTGGATGTTGGAAATCAAATCGCGGCCTTGGACCGGATGACCACGGGGGAGTTGGTTGGCTGCTACAAGGAGTTGCATGGGCAACCTTGTCGGACTCGCCATCGAGCTTATCTCCTTCGCAAGATTGCCTGGCGTATTCAGGCGAACGCGGAGGGAGGGCTGACGGAGCGTGCTCGCAAACGAGCGGAGGAGTTGGCCAACGATGCGGATGTGCGAGTTATGGCTCCCAAGACCATGATCTGCCCGCCGCAGGTTGGGGAGACGGTGACGGTGACGGTGACGCGGCAGGTGCCGATGGAGGAAGAGAAAAGTAATGATCCGCGTATGCCGCCGCCGGGGGCGGCGCTGGTGCGACAGTACAAGGGACGCACCATCCGGGCGGTGGTTCTGGAGGATGGTCAGAGCGTTGAATGGGACGGCGAGCGGTTTCGTTCGCTGAGTGCTTTAGCCAATCGAATTACGCGTAGTCACATGAGCGGTTTCCGCTTCTTCCACCTGGGGGTGAAACGATGAGTAGAAAAAAGAAAAAACTTCAGCGGCCGGAACGAATTATGACTCGCTGCGCTATCTATACACGCAAGTCGACCGATGAGGGATTGGAGCAGGAATTTAATTCGCTCGACGCACAGCGGGAAAGTGCCGAGGCGTATATTGCCAGCCAACGGGCTGAAGGGTGGACAGTGGTGCCGGATCGCTATGACGATGGCGGGTACTCTGGCGGGGACATGGAACGCCCGGCGTTGGATCGATTGTTGCGTGATATCAACGACGACAAGGTCGATTGTGTGGTGGTCTACAAGGTGGATCGTCTGTCGCGGTCGCTACTGGATTTTGCCAAGATTATGGAGACGTTTGATCGGCACGGTATTTCGTTTGTTTCCGTCACCCAGCAATTCAATACCACCCATTCGATGGGACGATTGACGCTGAATATTCTGTTGTCGTTTGCGCAGTTCGAACGTGAGATCATTGGCGAGCGCATCCGCGACAAACTCGCGGCCCAAGCTCGCAAGGGGAAATGGACTGGTGGGGTTCCCATCTTGGGTTACGATGTCGACCGCTCCAGCCCCAGCCCCAAACTGGTCGTCAACGCCAAGGAGGCCGCTCGTGTTCGTGAGATGTTTCGTATGTATCTTCAGGAGGCGTCGCTTCTGCCGGTGGTGAAGGAATTGGCTCGGCGGGGTTGGGGCAACAAGCATCGCGTCACCAGGAAGGGACACGAATTGGGCAGCCGCCCGTTCGACAAGGCGACTTTGTATCAGCTACTGACCAATCCGACATATACCGGCAAGAGAAAATTCAAGGACGAGCTTTTCGCCGGCGAGCATGAAGCGATCATCGAGCAGGATTTGTTCGACAAGGTTCAGCAGCAACTCAAAGCCAATGGTCGTAGCGGCGGTGCCGAGGTCCGCAATAAATATGGTGCGTTGTTACGTGGCCTGCTTCGGTGCAAGGGATGTAATTCGGCGATGGCGCATACCTTCTGTCGGGGGAAAACACAGAACGCCTATCGCTACTACCGCTGTATTCATTCGATCAAGAATGGTCGTGGTGCCTGCTCTATCGGGCTGCTCCCTGCCGCCACAATCGAGCAGGTTGTGGTCGAAGAGATCCGTTGTCTTGCGAGGGACGAGACGTTATTGAATCAGGTTCTGGACGATGCTGACGCTGCCATTGGTGGTGAGTTGGCTGTCGCGCGTCGTGAGCGGGACGATGTTCGTCGAGAGATCGCCCGTGACCATAAGGAACTTCAGCAACTGGTCACGGGTGGGGCGACGGCGGCAGAAATCACCCGGCGTATGGCGGACCTGCATACCAGTACGCGCAACGGGGCTGGCATTTGACAATGCAAGTTGACGCTCGATCCGAACAAAGGCTTTGGTCATCTCGCAAAGAACAATCGCTTCATCTTGCCTAATCGTTGGGGTTTCTGTTCGACCATGACCTGCTAATGGCTCGGTATTTCGCCGTTGGTACACCTTCAAAACATGATCAAGGATGGGTTCTGGCAGCTTGGACTCCTTGCGGTAGCGGTCAAAAAAAGACCCCAGAGATCGATTCTCGATATTTGGATCGTCAATAATATCCTTTGCGAGTGTCTCAAATACGTTGGCACTTGCATGCAACACAGCAGGATAGTCATTTCCTTCCAGAGCATTCTCCATACGGCTCACAAGGAGTCGGATGTTTGGGATCTCGGCTTCATCCGCCTCGGACTCGATTTCTTCAATTGAGAGAATTTGCACTTGAACATCGTGGCCTTGAGAACTCTGCCTGAACGAAACGCCGCAGCCATGAGTTCGTAGAATTTTAGTCACCATTTCAGCATCGAGCCATCTCTCACCAATTAAGTCGGCAAGTGTTTCGATCAATTGAGTCGTATTTGGCCGACGCAATAGAAGCTCGAACTCCGATCTGATCCAGCCCACATCAACGTCGGGTAACGAATAGTCACCCATATCGTTCATCTCGATTATGTTGATTGGAAGTCCGAGGATATTGCGACCGATGTTCACGATATTGTTAATGTAGATCACATAGACGTTGTGAATGCTGCTGTTAGTGGCCGCCCGCAGAAGACGGAGCAGTTGCAGCCTGGCACGATGCGGGATAACTTCAAATTCGATCTGCTTCTGCTGCTTTTTGGATAAGCCTAAGAATGTCACGTAGGATCTCCTTGCTATGTGGGGGCATCAGAGTTCTCATTGTTTTATCTTCGGTCTCGGTTCGACGGGCGTCAAGAGGTGACTGGCGAACGATCTCACCAGCCAACTTGGAAAAGGATGGCTCATGGAGAAATCTATACCTCATCGTCGCGAGTGATACTGACACTGTGCTCACTAGCGGCAAGCGATGGTACAGTAGATAATCCTCTTCATCTTGATTTCCTACCGCTGGCGCAAATTGCCGAGACGACCGGATCACCAGCAGTAGGGAGTCATGTCCCACGACGGAGAGACTGATGGCAGTGAATCAACCACCAAGAGTTTACCTCGATCAGAATGTTTGGATCGCCCTGTCCAAAGCCCACTATGGCCGCGATGACACCGGGAAGTACGAGACCCCGCTCAAGGCAATTGTGGCAGCGTCAAACGCGGACCTGATCCGCGTACCCCTGTCGTTCGTTCACATGATGGAAGTCTGCGCCTCCGGCGATATGGAGCGGCGCAAGCGGTTGGCGTCCTTCATGATCAAAGTCTCACGCCAATATGCCATCTTCCCATGTACGAAGGTGTGGTGCGAAGAAGCCTTAGAAGTGGCCGCGCGTTGGTTGGGCGTTGACATCCAATGGGTCAATCCCGAATTATTTGTTCAACAGGGTCTATGGTATGCCTTTGGAATCGCACCTATCTTTAAGGGAGGGCATTCTGACGAAATTGCTTTAATTGAAAACGCTATTCGGTCTGATGAGATGGCAGTAAAGATGCTTAGCGAATGGATGGCCAGCGATCTTGGACGCAAATTACGGGCAAAGTCCGAGGTCGAGGCCGCATTTCTCGACGATATCCGTCACCGTCAACTCCAGTCCCAAGGAGCCGAGGGCAAGCGGCGAGAAAATACTCTTATGATCGCGAGGCAGATGCTCTTGCCTATCGCGGAGGCCGAGTGCCAAAAATTCGGTATCCAACCAGCAAAGCTGCATGAAAAGATCAAGTCAGAAGACGATCTCATTGCCTTTGCCCACGACGTCCCGAGCTTTGACGTGTTGTTGACGCTCGTGTTGGCCAGGGATGAGGAAGCACAGCGGAAGATCGACCGCAATGACATACGCGACATGGCCTTCCTGGCCACGGCCATCCCGTACTGCGACATCGTGGTGGCCGAGCGATATTTCGGTAACTTGGCGAAGCGCACGGGCTTGGACCGAAAATATGGATGTACGATCCTCACGAACGCGACCGAGCTGATGAACGTTCTCCCACAACCGGTCCTATTTCAACCTCCGGCCGTGGGTAACGCGTAGGCGGCATTGGTGAGAAATAACATGGAGATGTGCTATGACCGCCATGCCTGCGACCAGTCGTTGTCAAATGTCTGGCACCTGGTACGTAGACGTGAATATGGTATCTGTTATAGTTCACTCAAACGTCTCGAGTGAGCATCGACATGGGTCATACTCTGCTTGGAAATCTTCCGCGAACTCGCAAGTGGCGCGATGTTGTCGAACTCGTGGCTGCGGGGGCGAATGTATCGCAGGTCGCGAACGCTACGATTCGAGCGGCAGAAGCTGCATTTTCCTTCGTCCAAAACGATGTTGGTTACAACCAGGCGGTCTGGCTGATGACTCAGCTTGGGTTGGCGGGGAACCAAGACAAACCACTGGATTATCTGCGGTCACAGGGGATCGACATTCCCGCCAACACGTCGTTGCCGGGTATCACCGTGGCCATCACCGAGGCCTTGGACAATCACGTCGCTGCCAACGGTGGTCATTCCGGCCTGGGCCAGATCGCTCAACGGGCCTTGGTGGATGCTGTGATCCAGAACTTGGAGCCCAAGTTGCAGCAGCAGTCGATGTTCAACATGCAGCATGACGACACTGTGAATGCTTTGGCCGAGCTGCGTAAACCTGACAAATTCGGCCAACTTTCCCGCACTTTTTTCGCGAGATTGACCGACGACTCTATGAACTACTTTTTAAGCCGTGTATTGGCAGGTAATCTGGGTGAGGGGCAGCGGTTTGCGACCATGAATCAGATGGGTCAGTTTGAACAGGCACTTACAACGCATTGCCGCGAGGCGTCGGCTATTGTCGAACAGTTCTCCAATGAGTGGTTTTCCAAGCATCGTTATGAAGAGCAAGGCAACATATCACGCGAATCAGCTCAAGGTTTTGCCTCCTGGGGTTTGAAAAAAATGATGGACGAGTTGAGAGCGGGAGCCAAAACCGATGGACAGTAAACAATACATCATCTGCGGCGACGCAACGATAACGATCCCCGAAGAGTTTCAAGCGGATGCGGTTCGGTTGCATCTTTACGGCGCGGACGACGAAAACAAGATCACGCTGCGGATCGAGGACATCCGCGTCTCAATGTACAAGGAGGTGCCTGACCGATTCCACGATTTGCTGGACATCGCGACATACGTTTTTGCGGCAGATCAATCCATCAAACGCGGCCAAAGCGATGTTGAAACGTTCGGTAGCTACTGGCGGCGGCACTTCCATTTCGTGGTACCCGTCGGCGATGTCGACTTTTGGTCTTCCGAGAAAGTAAGTCAGTGCCTGCGTGATACGCTGGGTTTTCTCTCGGATGATCATTATGAATTTGAATTCGTGCCGATCACCAAACGCCCCTCGTTCCAAGGATTCCTCAATTTCAATGAAGATGGCCAGATGCTGGGACGTCCCGAACAGGTCATCATGTTTTCTGGTGGCTTGGATTCGCTGGGCGGTGCGGTAGAAGAGATCGTGAACCTGAAGCGGCGGGTGTTGCTGGTAAACCACCGACCAACGCAGAAGTTGGATAAGCGGTATCAAGCGATGCGGGAACTGTTGGATGCCAAGGCTCCCCACAATCCTCCGTCCCACATCCGCGTTACAGTCCACAAACAGAAGTGGATGAACGAGGAGTACACCCAACGGACGCGGTCGTTCTTGTTCGTGTCGCTCGGGGCCACTATCGCCAACATGCTCGGCCAGTCCAGCGTGCGTTTCTATGAAAACGGTGTGGTCAGCATGAATTTGCCGATCTGCGCCCAAGTAGTCGGTGGCAAGGCGACGCGCACGACTCATCCTCGGGTGCTGAATAGTTTTCAGATGCTGTTATCGATGATCACGGACGGTCCTTTTGTGGTCGAAAATCCGTTTCAATGGAAGACCAAGGCCGAGGTGGCTAAGTTGATAGCCGCAGCTGGCTGTTCGGAACTGATCGGCCCATCCATCAGCTGTGCCCATACGTGGGAAATGACCATCCAACATTCCCATTGTGGTACCTGTTCACAATGCGTGGATAGACGATTTGCGATCATTGCGGCCGGAGTCGAACAATATGATCCTCTTGATCAATACAAAACAGACGTCTTCACACAGACCCGTGACCGTACAGACGAAATCCACCATGATAAGACACTGTTCGCCAGCTATCTTGAGCGGGCCAATCAGGTGAGGAAATTCAACGATGCCGTGCAATTCCTGGCTCGATACGGGGAAGTGGCTCGTGCCTTGCGTTATCTCGATGGTGATTCGGGAGCCAGTGCCCTACGTTGCTTCGATCTCTACCAACGCCATTCAGTCGAGGTCAATACGGTCGTCGACAAGATGATCGCCACGCACGGTGCAGCGATCCGTCAGCGTATGCTGCCTGCTGACTCCCTGATGCGTATCGTTTACGAGTCGAATCTCCCGACCTCCATGTCAGTTGGCCCGGTCCATCAGGAAAAGATACCTGATAACATCTTCCGGCGGTCTGGCGGTGGCTGGCAGGTGCGATTCAAAGGACAAAAAGAGTTCACCCTGATCCCGTGGCTGGGTGCCAGCTATATTCACTATCTTTTGGTTATGCCCAATGAACCGCGCCCGATCATCGATATTGTCTGCAGCACGGCCATCGACGAATGCGCTCGGATTCTGAGCGATAAAGAAGCTATTGACCAAGGGTTGCGGTCAGCATCAAACCCTATGCTCAACGACCTCGGAACTATTACCGATCGGGATGCTCTCAAACAGTATCACGAAGAGGCATGTGATCTGCGACGGGGGATCGAACAGGCTCGTGCTGACAACAACAACGTCCTCGTAGAACGGTATGAGAACGACCTGGAGGCCATCATCGCCAAGATCAATGAGGCCACTGGGCTCAGAGGGAGGCTGAGGAAGGTTAAGGATAAACGCAAAAATCTCCGCGACAGCTTCCGACATGCCGTCAAACGGGTCATCGACCAACAGATCAAGAACACCGATCCGGCCTTGGCCACGCACTTGACCAAGGCCATCATCTTCGGGGACGTCTCGCGTTATGCACCCGAAGATGGTGTGGAGTGGGAGGTCCGCCCCGTGAAAAATAATTAAAAAAAGACAAAAAAATAGCCGCGACGCCAAATGTAGCCTTTGCGACGCCAAATGTCGCCCCCTTCATTCTTGACGGGCGCATTTGGCGTTTTTCATGGCCTGCCGTAAAGGCCACGCTGATTCCATTGACCCGTTACCTCTTGGAAGGAAACGAGTTATGGATGTTCGGCAGTCAATCATTTCGGCCCCATTCACAGTCGCAGTCATTCAAATCAAGGCCCGCCAGCTTTCCCGGCGGGCAGATTTCTCCATCTCGGACTTCGACGATCTGTGCCAGGACATGCGGATGTACCTGTGGAGAAAAGCTCACCGGTTCAACCCTGATCGTGGCAGCCTGGAAGCCTTCGTCAACAACGCACTCGATACCTGGGTCACGATAGAGCTGCGTTATCGAAAGCGGCTCAGACGTAGCGAGTCCTATCGTGCGGTGTCGTTGGAGGGCACTCTCGTCAAGTACGAGGGGGAGCTTCAGCCGCTCGGCGATGTGGTGCTGGAGGAGGAGGGCGGGCGTCGCATCCAGACCTATCCCATTTCACCTTTTGAAGAGTTCGAACGGCGGGAGGCCATTGAACATGTGATGGCAAAGCTCGCTCCGGAAGACCGCGCCTTTGTCAACAGTTTGGTGGAACGCGGCATCCGGGCGACGGCCAAATCGCTGGGGATCACCTGGTATCGGGTCATCAGGATGTTGGCGTTGATCCGCCGCGACTTCGAAAAAAATGGACTCGGATCAAATTAATTGAGCGCGCTGGGCGCAAACGGCATAGGTAACTAGTGACAGGACACTTTTTTTTAAAGGACAAAACATGAAACAAAATCACGACATGGAACTGGGTGACGGCTTTCAATTGGATGATGGCATGGAGCTGGATATCAACTTGGCGATTCTGAGGATTGAATCCGCTGAGAAGTACCACGCCAAGGCGAAACACAATCTTAGCAGCCATCAGTTGCTGGATTTTATGAAGTGTCCGTTACTGCATCGCAAGAAGACCATCGGTCTGATCGGTGACAGTGATTCTGTGAGCGACTTGATCGGCCGGGCTGCGCATGTGCGGATTCTTGAGGGACGTGAGGTTTACGAAGCGACCTTTGCGCTGGGCGGGCCGGTCAATCCGAAGACGGAGAAGCCGTATGGTGTGAACACGCAGGCGTTTCGTGAGTGGGCGGAGGAGCAGGGAAAGCTGGTACTTTCGCATGAACAGGTGGAATTGATCGAGCAGATGGCGGCGGGCGTTTCGATGAACAGCGAAGCACTCGATCTCTTGCTCTATGGGCGAAGCGAAGGTGTGGTGCGGGTGGAGTATTGCGGAATCCCCTGTCAGATTCGCATCGACTGGCTCCATCCACATCGCGGCATCGTGGACTTCAAAACCTGTGACGACATCACATGGTTTGAAGCCGATGCGAAACGTCACGGTTATCACAAACAGATGGCCTTTTATCAATCGGTATTGGCTCAAGCTCACGACGGCCTCATGGTGCCGGTCCATCTCATTGTCATCGAGAAGAAAGAGCCGTTCCGCTGTGGTGTGTGGCGTGTCACCGACGACACTCTCGCCATCGCCCGTCAGGAGAATGAAGCGGCTATCCACCGACTCCTAAATTGTCGTCGGCAGGATCAATGGCCAACTGGTTACGAAGATATCCGCTTCTTGAACGTCGCATAGTTCCCTTCTTTATATCGAGCATTCCTCCGCGCCCGTTTGGTTTGTGGCGAGCCTTGCCCTCTCCCATTTCTTTTCGCCACCCACGGGCGCATCTGGCAGTCCCTGGATTGGGTCACCGGAACGAGTACTCCGGATTGCGGGTTCGAGTCCTGCAACTGCCTTTGTTCGAACTTGTTAAGGAGATTTTTCGATGACGCTTCAGAACATCCATCACGGTCGAAAGCACTCACCGCCACGTCTGCTGATTTACGGCGTGGAAGGTGTGGGCAAATCGACCACAGCAGCCGATGCGCCAGCGCCGATCTTCATTCCCACCGAAGACGGCTTGGACCAAATCGACTGTGCCAGCTTTCCGTTGGCCAAAAATCTCGTCGATGTCGAAACGGCTCTCAACTCGCTGATCCATGAACAGCATAACTTCGAGACAGTTGTGATTGATTCCAGTGATTGGCTCGAACGACTCGTGTGGGATGCGCTTTGCGAACAGTACGGTGTCGCGAGCATTGAGAAAGTTGATGGTGGCTATGCTCGCGGCTACACCCATGCTCTCACGCACTGGCGCAGGATTCTGGCGAATCTCGACACTCTCCGAAACCAACGCGGTATGTGCGTGATTCTGTTGGCGCATGCTAAGGTTGAAAAATTCGAAGACCCCGAGCATGCCGCCTATGACCGTTATTCGCCACGTTTGCATAAACACGTTACGGCATTGCTGACCGAATGGGCCGACGCGGTGTTGTTTGCGACGCGAAAAATCATCACCAAAACCGAAAGCGGTGGCTTCGGTCGTGACCGCACTATCGCCTCCGGCTTGGGCAGGGACGGCGGCGAACGAATTCTCCGCACCGTTGGTAGCCCGGCGTGTGTCGCCAAAAATCGTTACAGCCTGCCTGCGGAATTGCCGTTGTCGTGGTCGGCGTTGATGCAGGCGATGACACAAGCACCAGCAAGCAGCGAACCGCTACGTCTGGTTGGTCAGGGGGAGACACAATGATTGAGGCTAAATATACATCACCGGACGGAACCGTTGTGCTTTATCACGCTGATGCCTTGGACGTGCTGCCCCAACTCGCACCGGCCAGCATCGACGCTGTTGTTACTGATCCGCCGTATTACAACGGATGGCATTGCAACGGCGTTTCATCACGTCGCGGCGACTCAAACATCAGCATCCCGTTTTTTCGTCAGTATTTCGCGGAAATTAAGAGGGCATGCAAGTTGTGCCGCGCGGTGTATGTCTTCACAGACTGGCGAACAAATGACTTTTTTATGCGAGTGATGAGTGAATTTATGGAGGTCAGAAACTCGCTTGTCTGGCTAAAAAACTTAGGTACGGGGTACACGTATCAGAACTCCTATGAGTCTATTTTGTTTCACTGCGAGAGTGGACGGAAAATCATAAGTTCAAATGTTATCAACGGGATAAAGTCGTTTAACGGCGGCGCGAAGAAAACGAACGGAGAGAGAGTCCACCCAACGCAGAAGCCAGTGGAATTGATTGAAAAGCTTATTTTGGATTCCACGCAGGCCGGGATGACCGTTCTTGATACGTTCATGGGAAGCGGCACAACAGCCATTGGTTGTATCAGGCAAGGCCGAAAGTTCATCGGTTGCGAGGTTGACGCGAATTACTTCGATATTGCTGTGCGAAGAATTGAAGCCGAGCTTGCGAAACGGCAGCAGGCTTGTGTAGCCGCACCACCACAAGTGCCAACGGGGGCAGCGTAGGGGGGAAGGGGGGGGGCGGGAGTCGGTGACAATTAACGAAACCACATGATTAAGGAGAACAAACCTATGGCGAATCTCAACGGATTCAATGCGAATGAAGTCGAACCGGCCAGTAGTTTTGAACCGCTGCCCGCGGGTAAGTATCTGGCGGCGATCACCGAGTCGGAAATGAAGCCGACGAAAAGCGGTGGCGGACAATATCTTCAGTTTACGTTTCAGATTCTCGAAGGGCCGCACAAGGGACGCAATGTCTGGGCGAGGTTGAATCTGCACAATTCCAATCCTACCACGGTGCAGATCGCGCAGCAGGAACTCTCGGCCCTCTGTCGCGCTGTGGGCATTATGACGCCGCGTGACAGTGCCGAACTGCACAACCTGCCGCTGGTGATCACCGTCAAACGCAAGAAACGTGAAGACACCGGGGAATTTACCAATGAAGTTAAGGGATTCGAATCCAAGAGTGCTGCGCCTGCGGTGGGTCGGCCTCAGCAGGCTCCGGTGACCAGTAACACGCCGCCGTGGAAGCGATGAGAAGGAGAAATAGTGACGCTGACTTTGCCATATCCGCCGTCGATTAATCATTACTGGCGGCATTTTCGAGGGCGCACTGTGATCAGCCGGGAGGGGCGGACGTTTCGCACGAACGTCTGTACCCTCCTGGCGGGTGCCGGTGGAAATGGTCCCCGCAAACCTCCCTGCGGCGGTCGGATCGCTTTGGCGATGGATGCGTTTCCCCCTGACTACCGCCGACGCGATTTGGATAACGTTCTGAAGCCAACACTTGATGCTCTTCAGCATGCCGGCGAGTACGAGGACGACAGCTTGATTGATCTGCTTATTGCTCGCCGGTGCAAAGTTGTGGCGGGTGGGCGGCTCGACGTGCGAATTACGGAATTTCCTTTGTGTACGTGTCCGCTGTGTGGTTCTGCGTTTTCGCCAGGGAACAACTGACATGACCGTGGCCTCTCCAACTTCCAACATCATCACCTTGCGACCTTATCAGAAAGAGGCCGTTGAGGCGGTGTATGCGCATCTGCGTGGGCGGGACGACAACCCTTGTGTCGTCCTGCCCACGGCGGCGGGCAAGACTCCGTGCATTGCGACGATTTGCCGGGACGTGGTGCATTTGTGGAATGGGCGGGTGCTGGTGCTCGCGCATGTGAAGGAGCTTTTATCGCAAGCGGTCGACAAGCTCCATGCGATGGCACCGGACTTGTGGATGAACATCGGGGTTTATTCGGCGGGATTGGCCAAGCGTGACACCACCCAGCCGATCCTCGTGGCAGGAATTCAGTCGGTTTACCAGAAGGCGAAGGAGCTGGGGCGTTTCGATCTGGTGATCGTGGACGAGGCTCATTTGATTCCGATGGAAGGTGACGGGATGTACCGGCGATTTCTCGATGATGCCCGCTCTCTCAACCCGCAGTTGCGTGTGATCGGTTTGACGGCGACGCCGTTTCGGTTGTCGTCGGGGCCGATTTGTGTGCCGCCGCCGGAGGGAATTTTAAATAGCATCTGTTACGAGATCGGGGTGCGGGAGCTTATCGCCGCTGGCTACATCTCGAAGCTCAAAAGCAAAAGCGGAAAATTCAAAGCCAACACCGATGGACTGCATGTACGAGGCGGTGAGTTTGTTCCTGCCGAGGTTGAGGCGTTGATGGACCAAGATGGGCTGGTTCATGCGGCGTGTAAGGAGATTGTCGAACTTACCAAAGATCGCAGGTCGGTTTTGATCTTCGCGTCGAGCGTCAAACATGGTCAGCATGTCGCCAAAACAATCGAACGGATCGCCGGTGAGGAGTGCGGCTTCGTCGATGGCGAAACGTCGGGCATCTTTCGAGACCAGATTCTTCGGCGGTTCCATGAGGGGGAACTGAAATTTTTAGCGAATGTCAATGTGCTGACCACCGGCTTCGATGCGCCGAACGTGGACTGTGTGGTGCTGTTGCGACCGACGATGTCGCCGGGACTTTATTACCAGATGGTCGGACGGGGGTTTCGGTTGGCTCCCGGTAAGGCCGACTGTCTGGTTTTGGACTTCTCCGGCAATGTTCTACGGCACGGGCCGGTGGATCAAATTCGAGTTCACGATCCGGCGGCAAAACGTTTCGGTTCTCAGGAGAGGCCATCGAAAGAGTGTCCATCGTGTCAGGCGTTGATTGCGACGGGGTATGCGACGTGTCCGGAATGCGGTTTTGTTTTTCCGCCGCCGGAGCGGGATCGACATGAAGCGGAGGCCGGTACTGCTGGCGTTCTCTCCGGTGAAATCACGGACACCGAGTACGAGGTGAGGGATGTTCACTACAGCGTGCATGTGAAGCGAGACGCCACTTATGACGCACCGCGCACGCTGCGAGTCGATTACGAGATCGGCTACTACCAGTACAAAACCGAGTGGGTGTGTTTGGAACATAAAGGTTACGCACGGCAGAAGGCCGAGGCGTGGTGGCGGATGCGGTCGTGTACTCCGGTGCCGAAGACGATTGAGGAGGCCGTGGCGTTGGCGAAATCCGGCGTGTTGGCACAGGCGCTTGCGATCACCGTTCGTCACGTCGCCGGCGAGAAATTCGACCGAATTATTGATTGCGTACTGGTGACGAAGCCGGAGTTGGAAACCGTGGCGGTTCCAGATGCTCCGGACGAGTCGTGGGATGAGAGCTTGCCGTTACCTATGCAACCAGAAGATGAAATTCCTTTTTAGGAGATCAATATGCAGCAAATCGTGGAGCAACGCATTGGGTTCGCTTTTGATGAAGCGGTCGAATTGAATCACGAGACGTCATTACCGATGGCGATGGAGACGGTGGCCGATCACTTGTGGGCGCGAGGTTACGACTGTGATCCGCTGATGCTGGAAACGATGGTCAAGCATAAGGTGGTGAAACCTGCCGATCTTGACTTCTGGTCGCGGGCGGATGTGGAGGCTGCCGCCGAGCATCTTGAGGACTGCGGCATTTTCACGCCGCATGCCAAAATGTGCCAGGTGCTGGGGTGTCGTTACGCGGATTTCGTGCGGGCTTTGCGGGCAGCGGCGGAACGCGAGTCGGCCAAATATGGGCGAGAGGTGCCCGCGTGCGATCAGTTTTTCGTGATGCACCGGATGCCGCCGCGTGGGGAGACCAACGCGGATGGTGAATACCGCATCGTTCAACCGTCGGTATTTACGTTCACACTTTGCGACGACGTGCGCGAACGCCTCGAACGCGGTGAGCCTGTCTGAACTGTTTTTACATTCGTAACCGTTCACTGTGGTCTTCGCCTTGGCGGGCGGGGCGAAGGCCATGACGCATTTCATCCGCCCGGAACGCAGTAGCGAGAAGCGAGGAAACATGATGCAAGAGATGACGATTCCAATGCCAAAACCTGTGATCGGCGCACCGTCCGATCCTGATCTGGTTACGACGCCGGCACCGATGCGTCTGCTGCCACCGCTCCCGCCGTCGCAAGGGCCGCGTTGCCATCAGTGTGGAGGTGTGACCGTCCGTGCTGGCTCGTGCTACGTGTGTGTGGGATGCGGTACGGCCACGGGTTGCTCGTGAAGGACGTTTTCGGCATGGATGCATTTGCCAAACAATATCTGCGGGCGGGACTGTCCGTGCTGCCAGCGAGCCGTGTTGAAAAGCGGCCGGCGCTGGCGTGGTGGAAGGACTATCAGTCCCGCCTGCCGACCGAAGCGGAGGTGATGGCGTGGTTTGCCAATTCACACGACGCGTTGTGCCTGGTGACAGGTGCGGTGTCGGGCAATCTCGAACTGCTCGATTTCGACAACGGCGGCGAGCTTTTCAACCGCTGGGCCGAACTAGTCGAGGCGGAGATGCCAGGATTGATGGGACGGCTGGTTATCGAAACATCGCAGTCCGGTGGTTGGCACGTCCTCTACCGTTGCGTGGAAAAAGTCTGCGGTAGTGTTCATCTGGCCCAGCGTGCTGTTCTTACGCCCGACGATAAGCCGGTCGTCATTGCCGGTAAAACATACAGACCACGACGCAATGCGTCCGGCGGGTGGGAGGTCATCCTGACCTTGATCGAGACACGAGGCGAGGGAGGACTGTTTCTTTGTCATCCCACACCGGGATACGAACTGATGCAGGGACAGATCGACGATCTGCCGTTGCTCACTGCCGAGGAACGAGACGTTCTGCTCGAAGCCGCTTGGTCGCTCAATGAGCTGATCCCGTCGCCGGTTGCCGTTCCGCCCGATCCGCAACCGCACAATCAGGGCGAGCGTCCCGGTGATGCTTTCAATGCTCGCGGTGATGTTACGGCATTACTCGTACAGCATGGCTGGATGTTGGTCCGCGACGGGGAAAATCAATATTGGCGGCGACCGGGAGAGAATAAAGGCTGGAGCGCGACGTTCAAGGATCGCGTTTTCTACGTCTTCTCCTCCAACGCTGCCCCCTTCGAAGGCCCCAAGGCATACGGGCCGTTCGCCGTCTACACGATGCTCGAACACAACGGCGATTACACCCGTGCCGCGTCGGCGTTGCGGACTCAAGGATATGGGACAACATCGGTTACTTCTTCTCTCACTACGACGCCACCACCTGCCGCGCCGGTGATGCTTTTGGAACCTTTGACCGTTCGAGAACTCGTTAACAAATATCCCAAGCTGCGACCACCGATCATCCACGGCCTGCTGCGAGAGGGTGAGACGATGAACCTGATCTCGGCTCCGAAGATGAAAAAGAGCTGGTTGGTTACCGATCTTGCCCTTGCCGTCGTGACGGGTCGTGATTGGCTTGGGCAATTCAAATGTGAGCGTGGCGAAGTTTTAATTCTCGACAACGAACTTCACGGCGAAACGTCAGCCAATCGCATCCCAAAGGTCGCCGAGGCCCGAGGTATTGCCTGGGACGCCTACGCAGACCGTGTCCGAGTCCTGAACCTACGAGGCTGCCTGCAAGATGTGTTTTCGCTGGGGACGTACTTTCAAACTCTGCAGCCGGGGCGTTTCAAGGTGATTGTTCTTGATGCGTTCTATCGCTTTATGCCGCGTGATATGGATGAAAACGATAACGGCACAATGGCGTCACTCTATAACCACATCGACCGCTACGCCGATATGTTGGACTGTTCATTTGTGTTGATCCATCATACTAGCAAGGGGAACCAGTCCGGCAAGAACGTGACCGACGTGGGTGCTGGTGCGGGCAGTCAGAGCCGCGCTACCGACACACATATGGTGTTGCGTGCTCATGAGGAGGAGGATGCGGTCGTTCTCGACGCTGCCGTGCGTTCATGGCCGCCGTGTCTACCGCGATGTCTCCGCTGGTCGCATCCCGTCTGGTCGCCTGCGGATGACCTTGATCCTCTGCAACTCAGAATCGACAGCGGAAAGAAGAAGACTGAGAAAAAAGATGAATGGACGTCCGAGTCCTTCGCCGAGGCATTTGTCGATGTGGAACCGGCGACGCGTACCGCGGTCTTGTCACGAGCGAACAAAGCGGGACTGTCGAATTGGACAGCCGAGCGTCTACTGCGGTATGCCGAGTCGGAAGGCTTGGTTATTCGTAGCGGCGAAGGCAAACGTAACCAACCTTGTACCTATGCTCGCAATGTCACCAAAAGCCAGGAGGAACAATCATGAAGATTCGTGGTGAGATTCGTGGTGTGCGCACACTACAAATGCTATTTGTTTCGTGGTGGGAGGTGTTTTGCTGCACATTACGAAGCGAAAATCATTTCGTGGTGTGCGCTAAAAATACACACACCACGAAAGCAGCACGCCGGGATGAGATTCGTGGTGTGCGCCCCTTAAGGGGGCGCACACACCACGAATCCGTCCCAGGCCGGCGTGCGTGGGTTCGCAGACGGAAAAACCAACACGCCAACCGCGACCACGTTCGCCAACGTTCTCGCACGTTTGCCACACGTTGCATCGTTGGCGGCAAGGTGGCCAACTACGCCAATTCGCAAGATCGACGCGACGTGGGCCAGACGAACGCGACTGCCAGAAACGTCTGCCAAAGTGGCAGAGAAATATAAAAAATGGTTCCCCCCTGGAACGTTCAGAAGATGATGCCGAGGGGAACGCAAACGAAATATGACTGACTTTCTTTCGTGAAAAAAAACTGGAAAACCTTTGTTTTTACTGGAGATTTTTGTGCAAATTGAACTTCGTTCTCTTGACCAGATTCATCCATATTCCGGCAACCCGCGTCAGAACGATGAGGCGGTGGATGCTGTGGCGGCGAGCTTGAAGGAGTTTGGGTTTCGCCAACCGATCGTAGTCGATGCCGAGGGCGTGATTATCGTTGGTCATACCCGATTCAAGGCGGCACAGAAGTTGGGACTCGCCCAAGTGCCGGTGCATGTCGCCACCGATCTCACGCCGGCGCAGGTGAAGGCGTATAGGCTCGCCGACAACGCGACGAATGAAATCGCGGAGTGGGATTACGAACTCTTGCCGATCGAGCTTTCGGCGCTCAAGGACATGAATTTCGAGTTGGGACTGCTGGGGTTCGACCAAGAGGAACTCTCGCAGATCATGTCCGGCGACGTGCAGCAGGGGTTGACCGATCCCGACGACGTGCCGGCACCGCCGGACGAGGCGATCACCAAGCCCGGTGATCTGTGGATACTTGGCGATCACCGGCTGCTCTGTGGGGATTCGAGCAAGTCGGAGGATGTGGATCGGCTGCTGGATGGTCAACCGATTCACCTTTGTCATACTGACCCCCCGTATAATATCTGCTTGGAGCCTCGCAGTAATAATGCCATCGCGGCGGGCTTGTCGAGTGTTGAAGCCACACGCCGCCAGAAACTCGACGCGGAGGCCGAGCCGGCGAAGAAAAAACTCCGTGCCAAAGATCGCCCCCTCGCAAACAATTTTATTTCCGACGAAGCGTTCGACGAAATGCTCGACGCATGGTTTGGCAACATCGCTCGTGTACTCCTGCCAGGACACAGTTTTTTCATGTGGGGCAGCTACAGCAACCTCGGCAGCTACCCACCATTGTTGAAAAAGCACGGGCTACATTTCGCACAAGCGATCGTGTGGGACAAACAGCATCCGGTGTTGAACAGGAAGGATTTTATGAGGGCCTATGAGCTGGCGTTCTATGGCTGGCGCGAGGGCGCGGCACATCGTTTCTTCGGCCCAAACAATGCCACGGACCTCTGGCACGTCAAGAAGGTCAGCCCGCATGCGATGATCCATCTGACGGAGAAGCCGGTGGAGTTGGCGGTGCGGGCGATGCAATATTCATCGCTGGCCGGCGAAAACGTACTGGACCTTTTCGGCGGTAGCGGCAGCACACTCATCGCAGCCGAGCAGACGGGACGACGGGCGTTCCTCATGGAAATCGATCCTTTATATGTCGATTTAATCGTGGATCGTTATCAGCGTTTCAGCGGCAAACCTGCAGTACTTACTCGCACGGGCACTTCGCCGATTCCGATGAAGCCTCGCGAGGAGGAGATGCGATGAAAAGCATCAACCATATTTCAGTGTGTGCGGCTGATAGGACGGGAAACTGTTCACTGAGCACAGCGTCGGAAGAACTTGGCAATTTCAGTTTTTCCAGATTGTCCGCTGGCGACAGCGAGCGTCAGTTCGATCAAACCGTCTTCGTCGTTATCGATGGTGATGTCGTTGATGGCGAGGAAAACGATGGCGGCGGCGGAGCCGGTGCGTTTGTTGCCGTCCAAGAACGGATGATTTTGCACGATGTGATAGAGGTAAGCGGCGGCCATCTCGAACATGTCGGCATGCAGGAGTTGGCCACCATAAGAAGCCTGTGGCATGGCCAGAGCCGACTGGAGCAGGCCCATGTCGCGGGTGCCGTCGATGCCGCCGTAGTGTTCGATCAGGCTACGGTGCAGGCGAAGGACTTGATCCAGATCGAGGAACAAAGGCATGGCTTACTCCGCCAGTTTCTTCATGGCTCGGCCAAAGCGTTTGTGGACCATTGCCACGGCATCTTCGAATTTTTTATCTTCTTTAGCGTTGCGAACCGGTGTGAGTACCAGCGAACGCCCATCGGAAATGATCTCGAAGGGCGTCTCCGGCGTAGCTTGCAGCAACTCAAGGATCGGTTTGTCGATCACCATCGCGTAGCTGTTGCCGTGCTTGGTCAATGTCTTGATCATCTTTGTCGTCTCCGAAATCCATATACACAGTATATCTATCGGATATACGGCGATCAACCTGCAACTGTTGGATCGCTACGTGTCTTGTTTGAGAATTTGGAGATATTTATGGTAAACGTAAACACGGTCTCGCTGTTTGCCGGTGGTTTCGCGGAGGATGCCGAGTTTGTTCAGTGCAGCCAAGGCTTTGATGGCGGTGGGTTTGGTGACGTTCAAGAGTGTTACGGCTCGTGGCAATGTGATGACGGGGTTGGCGGCCAGCAGGTCGAGCAGTTTGACGGCTGGTATGGTTGCTTGGGGAGCGGTGACCAACGCGGCGCGGTCGAGGGAGAGTTGGAGGAACAGCCGTTGTGCTGCGGAGACGGCGTCATCGGCGGCTTCGGCCACACAATCGAGGAAGAATTCTGTCCAGCCTTCCCAGTTGCCGAGGGTGCGGATTTCGGAGAGGCGATTGTAATATTCTTGCTGGTGGCGTTTGAAAGCGACGCTCAGGTACAGCAGCGGCACCGGCAAGATTTTCCAGTGCTCGACGAGCAGCGTGATGAGCAGGCGTCCGATGCGACCGTTGCCGTCGAGGAACGGGTGGATGGTTTCGAATTGTGCGTGGGCCAGGCCGATGCGGATGAGAGGTGGAAGGTCGTCGGGGCGGTGAATCCACTTTTCGAGTGCCGAGAGAGCGTCCGGCAGTGCATCCGGTGGCGGC